TGATGGTGCACAGCTGGAGCGTGGTGATGTACTGTGGGCTTGTGCATGTGAGCATAGTGTGAGCCGTGAATCCTGTTGTGGCCACCCTTGTAGGTCACAACCTAATTTTTATTAGTGTGTAATTCGTAACTTTGTAGCGTGAGGGGCACGAAAAAGATGATTAACAATCTTTAACACCTCAAACGTGAGACAAAATTTCTCTTTGAAGTATAATTTTTAAAAGTTACGAATTATGAAAATGAACAATGACAACAAGAAGGCGGTAATTTTCGCCAGAGTTAGTACAGAAGCGCAAGACTACACCGAGCAAGTCAACAGAATGACAGCAGTTGCAATTGCTGACGGTTACTCAAAAAGTAATCTGGTAGTCATCAGTAACAAAGAGTCTGCAATCAAGTTAGCAGAAGACGAGCGCGAGGGCTTGCAGCAGTTACAGCAAGCAATTGCAGCAGACAACAGCATTAACGCTGTCTATGTCTTTGAGATTTCACGTCTCGGCAGACGTATGGACGTTATTTCGTCTGTAGTGCAGTGGTTAACAGACAGTCACATTCAGTTAGTTTGTGACACTCCTAACGTCAGACTGTTTGAGCGTGACGGCTCTGTCTCATTCGGTGGCCAGATGATGATTTACTTGATGGGTGTTATGGCAGCACAAGAAATGAAAATCAAGAAAGAACGCTTTGCAAACGGTAAGAAGCGCAACAAAGAACTCGGCTTGTACAACGGCGAACGTCTTGCATTCGGCTTTACAGTCGTAAACAAGCGTGAAGTCGTTAACGAAGCAGAAGCAGAAGTTATCCGCACTGCATATCAGATGTATGCTAACGACGCAAACAGAACAGCACAAACAAACAGCGATATTGCAAACTATCTGAAAGTAAACGGCATCTGCAAATATAGTGATAAGTTCTTTTCTGCTGGACGCGTCGCAAAATTCATATCTTATCCGAAGTATCGCGGCACAATCGTCAGTGAGGAACTTTGGGACAAGTGCAACGAAATCAGAGAAAAGAATTACAGAGGCAGCAAAGAGCGTAAGCAAGCATTTGGCGAGCGTCTTATTAAGTGCAGCGAGTGCGGGCATAATTACCAACTCTTACACGCTCAATATGTTTGTGCAGGTCACAAGTCTGAGTATCGAAATAGTGCCAATTACTGCCATAACAATGCCACACTGAATCGTCGATTTGTAGATTGCAGTCTGGTCGAGACAGTTGCAGTCTGGTGGCTTGACGAACAGCAGAAAGACAACTCTAAGCGTAAGCAGCAGACACAGCAGCAAATCGAGAAGTTGAGCGCACGTCTGCAAGACGCTCAAATGAAGTTAGACAAACTGACTGAGAAAAAGCGTCGTATTGGTAAGAACTTTGCAAATATGATAATCGATGACGAGGAGTTTGACAAAGCAATGAAAGCAGTCAACGCGGAGGACAAGCAGTTAAAAGCAGACGTTGCAAATCTCTCAGCACGTATTGCAGAGTTAGAAAGTCAGATGTGTGACACTAACGAGCGTAAGACTTGGCAGCAGCAGTGGCAGTCTTTCAACGCTCTGACACATTCTGAAATGTACGAAGCAATTCACCGACTTGTCGATTACGTCAGCGTCCGCGTCGAAGACGGTAAAAAGTATTGGACAATCCACCGCAAAGATTCAGACGAGAGTCAGACTTATATGTTATACGGTGTTGGTCTTGGCGTACACTTGTTCGGCTTTGTCAATGGAGTTGCACACGAACTGACAAAAGACCCTGCTTTCAGAATTGATTACGACAAAGACAGAGTCATCGAAGAAAAAGACGCTGCATAGCATTGCAGCAGACAGAAAAAAAAGGGATAGGTGCAGCCAGAACGGTTGCACCTATTTTTATATAATAGAAGACAAGCGAACGAGCGAGAGCACTTGTCTGGAGACTTTTTATTTATTTAGAAAAGCGGCATAATGATAGGATATGGCACAGCATCTTTCTTATTATATGCTTTAGTCACTTCGGCGATAGTCTTATTTTCGCTTGCTTTACTACGTGTGAAATTGACTAAGCATTTTCCGAACTCAGTAGAAGACTAAACAGCACTGTCACTGTTATCATATACAGTTGCACGTCTGCAACCGCCCCAGATTTTGTGATTTCGCAGAAATTCAGTACCGCAGCACTCACAGCCGCAGCCATATTTTCCGTCATCTAAGAAGTTATCAGCATTAAAAAACTTGATACCGTATTTCAGTGCTAAGTCTGAGTACAGTTTCAGCATACGGCGTTTGTCAGTTGAGTTATAGACATAATCGCCAAACTCAATCATTCCATATTTCTTGAAATAATTGATGATGTCAAAGCCTAACACGTCACCAATACGACTGTAAACGGCTTTTTCTTTGTCACTCATACAGACACGTATTTTCAAGCCTTCTGTCTGAAACGCCCAGACTCCGCTGTCTGCTAACAGTTTGACGTATCTGTCTGCAACTTGCTCAGAGTACGGCAATATAAATGGCTGAATGCGTACAGTTATCTTAAAGCCCATTTCAGTGAGTTGCTTGATAGCGTCAAAACGTCTGGTCGGACTGATTGCACCGCACTCAATCTTTCGTGCAATGTCATCGTCACAGAATGAGCAACTAACATTCAGTGCAATGTTAGCACCAATGAAATCAGAAGCGTATGACAGAAATATTTCGGGGTTTTTAGTGCTTATCTGTACGGGGTAATCGTACTTTTGAAACACTTTAAGACAGTCGTATGTGATACGTTCTTTCAGTTCAATAATTGGGAAAGGGTCAGCAGTTGCACCAATCTTTACGGGTATGCGCTCTTTGAAAGCAACTGTTTCTGCTTTTGTGTAGTCGTAACTGTCAGTGCTCATTACTTTGTCAATCCACCTTTGCAGTCCTTTCGGGTCATTGCCCTCTAAGTATGATTGCTTACGCTTGCTTTCGTCCTGATTACGTCTGGTGAACTCTATGAAGTCACGGGCAAAGCAGAACAAACAACCATAAGAACAGCCGCGATATGTATCGAAGTGAAACGGAATCGGGCAGACACAGAACTGAGACGTTACTGATGGACTCCAAAATTTGCGAGTAATTGAAAAAGAATTGTTGTTTGGCATAGTTGTTAATTGATTGATTATTTTTCTTTGTTATTTATCGGCGTTACTTTCTGTCTCTGATTTCCCCATTTTTTCAGAGACAGATATTGTCTTATTTCCAAAATCTACATTCATATTGATTCCTAGCAAAGCACTGATAAAGACAAATAACTGTGATGTAAACCAAAGCACACTTGCATCTATTATCGCCATTGGTGGCGTAAACATTGCAATCACTGCAAAGATGATTGCAGCAAAGAAAGCAAGTACAGAGAGAGTCTTTCTTATATGTCGTTCAGAAAATGGGTTTTGCATTTTGATATTATTTGAAAGTTTCTGTATTTATCTGTAGTGTATAGAGTGAAAAAGCCGCTCAGAGTCAGTGAGCGGCTTATCTTATATAAGTGTGTCTTTATGCGTTTTCAAGTGCAGTCACACGGGCAATCAAATCAAGTATGCTTGCATCGTGTTGGGTCAGTGCTCTGGCTACTACAACATCGCGGCCATCAATACTGTCAAACAACTGATTAAGTGACGTGTCAATTCTGGTGTTAAGTGCAGTCGAGAGAGAGCCGAAAGAACTGTCAATCTGTGTAACCTTATTATCTACTGTGGTGACTGCATAGACAATCGAACTATTCATTTGGGTCAGTGATTGCGCAATCACAACGTCACGTGTTTCAATGCCGTCAAACAACTGATTAAGTGATGTATCAATTCTGGTGTTAAGTGCAGTCGTAAAAGCGTTGAAAGAACTGTCAATCTGGACTAACTTGTTATTTACGTTTATCTCAATCTGATGTGCAAAGACAGACGTGTCAATTGCCAGACTCTCAATAGCGTTAATACGTGCTCTGTCAGTGCTCAATATCTGTGAAACAGTCGTATCAATGTAGTCTGTCAGATTAGTAATAGAAGCATCAAGTCGGTTTCTCTCTGTACGTAAGTAGCCGACAGAATCGTCAAGCGAAACGAAATGATTTCTGACTGATGTGTCAAACTCATTAAGATGTGTAGTCAGAGTGTTTCCGAGAGTGCTAACGTCCGAGCGTAAAGAAGTGTCATAGATGACGATTTTATTGTCAACAGTTGACACATCGTTTCTCAGTGCAGAGATACTTGCATTTGCTGTTTCAACAGCGGTAGAAAGCCCCAAAATGCTTGCATCGTGGCTGTTTAACTGAGACGTATGTGATGCAGTCAGCGTTTTCAGCGTGCTTACATCAGAATCAATTGTAACATAGTCTGCAATGTGCTCAGAAAGTCGAGTGCTAACGTCTGCAATCTTAGTTGCATTTGCACTGACTGCCTCAGACAGTTGACTCGATACGTCTGACAGATTTGATGCAGTAGTCGAAAGACGTGTGCTGATGTCTGAGATATTATCTGCATTTGTCTTTACTCTGGTGCTGATGTCTGTGACTTTCGTGTTTAGTGTTGAATAGTCAGTGATGTGACTTGATAGACGTGTACTGATGTCTGCAATGTCATCAGCGTTTGTCTTTACTCTGGTACTAACATCAGTGACTTTCGTGTTCAAAGTCGAATAGTCAGTGATATGACTTGAAAGACGTGTGCTAACGTCTGCAATCAGAGTCGTATTTGCACTGATATTGTCAGCATTTGTCTTTACTCTGGTGCTGATGTCTGAGATAGAAGCATCTACAGACTGCAAATCGGAGCCGAGGGCCTCTATTGATGCAGCGTTTGTTGCAATGCTACTGTTTGAAGTCTCTAAAGCGGCAGCGAGTCCCTAAATGCTTGTATCGTGGCCGTTCAGTCTCGTTGTATGATTAGCAGTCAGCGTCTTTAAGTTGGAAACGTCCAAAGTAGTGCTTTCATAGTTGCTGATGTGCTCTGAAAGACGTGTGCTCACATCAGCAATCGTTGACGTGTTTGTCTGAGTGCTCAGTGATACGTCTGCAATATTGGCTGCATTGTCAGCAACGTTGCTGATAGTATGATAAAGACGTGTGCTGATGTCACTGATAGCATCAGCGTTTGTCTTAACTCTGACAGAAGCATCAGACAGTCGGCTTGATACGTCTGAAATCTTATTTGTAAGTGAGACATTCAAGTCAGTGACAGAAGCGTCAAGATGTGTGCTGATGTCATCAGTCTTATCATTAAGCGTATTAAAACGGGTGTTCAGTCCTGCTATGCTGTCAACAGTCAGTGACTTGATAGAAGCGTCCAGATCACAAACAGACGTGTCAATTGTAGTCAAGTGTGCTGATGTCCGCGTCTGGAACGTATCAAAGTTAGTTGACAAGTCATCAAGGCTGTCACGTACAGACGAAATCTGTTGACCTGTTATCTCAGTAATGGAAGCGTCCAGAACTGCCAGAGTATCTACTACCCTTTGCAGTGTAGATGTCTGTGGGGTTTCGTGTACGACGATTTTGATTAAATTATCGTCCTCGCAGTGACAAATATTCTTGTTTTTTGTTTTCATTATATTAATCTGATATTGTTTTCAAAAAAAAGTTGGTTGCGACAATATTTGACTCTGTATTAACGCCGTCTGGAAACTTAGCGTCTGACAGTTCAGTCGTTATGATAAGTCTGATGATACCGTCCTGCAAGTAAGAGCGTACAGCACCATTATTGAGCAAAAGTCTGTCTGCTGGCACTCTGATTAAATTATCATCAGCGTCAATAAATTCAGACTCCACGACATAACAAGTTGCTGCATCAGTCGTAAAGACTGCAACCTCAAACGAGTCAAAATCTGATAGCAGGAACTCAGTACCGTCAGCACGTTCTATTTGTAAGCGATAGACTAAATCGTCAACACCACGTATAACTGTTTTCATTTGAAATAATAAAGTATGTTTCTGTATTTATTTAGTCTGAGAAAGTCCAGATTTCGACTTACATATAGATGATAAATACAGAAAGATTATAGATTAAAACGATGAAACACCATTTAGTAACATTTGAGTCAGAGGCAGCATATAGAGCGTATTGTCAAGGTGATGACAAGTGGTTACCACGAGTCAGTTTCATTCCGACTACTCCTACACCACGAAATCAGATAACAGTCAACACTCCTGGCAGAGTAGTTTTCAGCAGACAAGGTGAGCACTTTATTGAGATTGCCAACGGTGGAACTATGTATTTCTGGGACCAGATTGGAACTCCCAAAGGAGATTTCAGAGCAGAAGTGCTTTAGGATGGTACACTTGACATTCACGTCCCGACAGATACAGTCAATAAAAACGGTCAGCCTTGGTCTTACATAGACCCAAGTACCGGAACGTTACAGTTCTGGAACTATCCAGAAGACGAATATTGAAATCTTTGTTATGGTCTTCTTTTTTTCATTGTATATTGGAAATGATTTTTTGCACTCTCGAAGTCGGGAGTGTTTTTTGTCTGTTGACAATACAGATAAATAAAGAGTTAAATGTTTGAAATTTGAATTTTTTGATTTGGGAGTGTGCTAATTGGTACACTCTTTTTTTTGAGTAACTAAGTCAAGGAGTGAAAACAATATAGATAAATATAGTGAATCGTTTAGTATCTTATAGTGAAATTTTATAGTTTAGGGTGTGCAAATTTGTACACTCTTTTTTTGAGTAAGAAAGTAGTGAGAAAAACAACTGAGTAATGAATCTGAAAAAATACAGATAAATATAGTGAGTTTTTAATTGCATAGATTAAAAAATAGAAATTTTTGGAGTGTGCTAATTGGTACACTCTTTTTTAGTATCATAGAGTTAGATAGTTAATCAGTCAGTTTTTTTGAGTAGTCGATTTTTTGAGTTGAAATCTGACGCCACCGATGTCCCCCCAAAAGGGGGCAGCGGTCGTGGCGGAAGATTTTCTCATTTTGTATTAGTGCCCCCTTATTGGGGCACTTACAAAATAACTTATATACTAAGTGAATTTAATTTCGGCACATATTTTCGGCACATTTCGCGGCACATATTTTCGGCACATTTCGCGGCACATCAGATGGCTTGTTATTGGTGCTCAAAAAATTTTTTTCGTTTTTTGCCAAGTTTTTAAAAAGTCCGCGATATATATATAAAGGAGTCTCACAAACTCGCTATAAAATTTCTATTATATTATAGTTTATGTTAATTAAAGATTTAATCCAAGAGAGTCTGAAAGGACGAGCCGAGCAAGCATCAGCCACGAACCGCGCACTTATGAATTAGTTCATTGCTGACGTGTTGAACAAAACACCACGTGAAGTCTATTATGATTGGTGGGGCAAAGATTCTAAGATGTGCGATATTGACAAGTCGCTTGTCGATGATTACCCGCTTACTATTCACAGTGGTTTTAATAAATCAACAAAATTCTATTGTACAAGTGCCAAGTCTGTAACGATAGCAAATATCATTTCAGGTTATTATGGAAACCAAGAATTTACAATAGGAAAAACTCACATTCAGCAATATGAGTTGAAAAAGTTCAACGTTCTGAATGACATAATACTTGCTATGACAATATCAAAGTTTGATATTACCTCACTGACTAAAGAACACATTATTTTTACTTGTCTCTGTACGATGTTTCGATTTTTTAAAGCGTTTGACGGTGACAAATGGCTCATACAGATTTCAGACATTCAATAGATTTGGCATCGAATATGTGAGTTAGATATTTCACACTATGAACAAATTGCAGTGTAGTACAGTTTCGGTTACACTCCCGAAATCAAGCGGACACGACAGTCATTTAAGAAGCGTCCAACGTGTGCAGATGACTTGATTTCTTGCTTTGAAGACGGTATGACTCAGACTCAGAAAAAAGAAGCAATTATGAAGTGGTGGAAGTGCGGAAGCACTACAGCAAGAAAGTATATGTCTGACTTTGGCTTAACTGATGACACATACACGCGAACTGATTACAAAGAACTCCACGAACACATTGACGATGCAGTCGATGAAATTGCAGACGAAATCAAAATACAGTCATCAGATGTGATTGCACGTATCAATGACGTTTCTGCATAGATAGACGAACAGACTGAGACTCTTAGAGAGATAGAGCGTATTAAGGTGGATAATCTTATGGCACAGATAGACGCTCGTATGAACTTTCAGAATCAAGTCATCGGCAGCAAACTTGATGAACAGTTTACAAATCTGACTCAGGCTCTTAGTGGTTTTCGTGCAAATATGTTTTCAGCAATAAAAAACACAGATAAATAAGATGGTACTTTATTTTATTCTTGAGATAGAAATGATTATTTTTAAACGTTTAGAGAAAGTTCAATTTTGGACTTTCTCTTTTTTGATAAATACTAAAATCAAACTTATAACTAACAACTATGACACTACAAACTATTACTAATTTCAGTCGGTATATGGTAGATGACTTTGGAAGTCTTTACCGTATCACAATAACAGACGATGCAATCAAACTCAATCGTATAAGCGACAGAGTTGGTCAGAGTGGTTACGTCTATAACACTCTTATTGCTGATGATGGCCGCAAACATTGCGTGCAGCGTGGTTACTTGATGTTACTTGCTTTCAAGTTTGACAGTTACTTTGACGGTGCTGAGTGTGACCACATTGACCATGACACCACAAACAATGATGTCACAAATTTAAGATGGCTGTCTCATAGAGACAACTGCAAGCATAGACGTTTTCGCGGCAGGGAGAAAGACAGAATGCTTTATCTGATATATGACGATGGCTCTGTATAGTTCTATCAGTCGAGAAAGCACACGAACATACCAAGCCCAACACTGAGTCGTATTTTGTCGGGCGGACACTCTAAGAAATACAAGTGCAGAGGTTTCTATTTTGACCGCTTACACGCTCAATCAGATGAAGTGAGAGAGAAAGTCAGAATGTCGATTGCTGATGCTGTTGCAGACAGTATGTTTGTCACTGTTGACGGTAAACTAACGAAACTCTTATGATATGGCAAAGATTGTGACTTTAGCCGATTTGAACAGACAAAGACGGCTGCATCAGCAGAAACAGTCTGTCAATGAGATAAAGACGTTTGTGAGCACATCAGACGTAAGAGCGTCTTACTATCAGTTACCCCAATGGAAAGCGTTACGAAGTGAGTACAGACGTATGCACCCACTTGACGAACTCTCATTGCTGTCTGACAGAGTAGAAGCAGCAGAAGACATACACCACATAATAAGTCCGTTTAATTCTGGCTACAGTCAGACACAGACACTTGCACTGTTGTTAGATGCTGATAATCTGATAGCACTGACGAAACGAAATCACGGCTTTATACACGGCAACACATCAGCACTCACAGCAGCAGAAAAAGAGTATCTGAAAAAGCGTATAGAAGCAGTCAAATGTAAATATCACTATGCGTTTTGATAAATACAGAAAACAGTTAAGCGTCTTATGTACTCACAAACTACATCTATCAGCATCAACGGTATAGCATTGGAAAACTCACAGATTAATAGAATTAAGATGTATGTGAGCATTCAGCGCGGTACTTATAAGAAGCAAGAAAGCAGCACTCATAATCAGATTAATTTTGCCAAACAGATAGTAGGCTTTATGAAATCTGTTTATCTCACAGAGCACCCATTTGACGAACTTGATTTGTGTAGCAATCTTTTGAGTGACGCGGAGCACGTTGTTAATACAGTAATACCAAAGTCAGACACTATTGAAAAACTCATAGAAATCAGTATTGATTTTGATAATATGCTGTCTTTGAACGATTCACATTTCACTGACTACAAAAGCGACACTCTCACTCTTACTGACTCACAAAGACAGTTAATCAGCAACAAGCAGCAGACAGTTATAGTGAATCACAGTTTAAGCAGTGACAATCTGCTTGTCGGTGGTGCGATATTCAGTAACGAAGTTGCACGCATTAAAAGCGGTGAGACAGTTAAAGAGAAAGAAAAAATTGCAGTCAAGCAGTACGACTTAAACGGCAATCTCATTGCAGAGTATGATGACATTGATGATGCAGTCGAAGCAACACAAACACCACGAAAGAAAATCAAAGCAGTCTGTAACTACAAATTACCAAAGTACAAAGATTCAATTTTCAGATATGCAGATGATAATAGTGTAGTGACACCGTATAACACAAATAAGTTACACGATAAAAAGAAAGTCTGTAAGTACGACTTAGACGGCAATCTGATTGAAGTGTTTGACAGTATGACAGAAGCTGGAAAATCAGTCGGGAAAAATACGACTCACATTTCTTTCTGTTGCAATGGTAAGCAGCAGACCGCATACGGTTTTATTTGGAGATTTGAAAACGATGAAAACAGTGTCAACGAAACTTAAACAATCCCCCCCAGATGCCACTCAGAGCCAAGTGAGACGGCATCTCGCGCCAAATTCCGTTGGAGATTTACGCGGACTTTTTAAGGAGTGGTTTTAAACTAACAGATATATTTGATATGACAGACGATAAGAGAGTAACAAAGTACATTAACGCAGTCAAACGCCGCATCAAAGAAGATTACGGCAGCGTACCCGAAGAATGGAGCGCACAACTGCAACAGTTAGAAGACCTTTATACTTGCTATCTCAGAGCAAGTGACGCTCAGAAAGATTCAGAGATAACGACTACTATTAACAACAGTAAAACAATCTGTAAGAGTCCGTATCTTACAATTATGCTTGACTGTACAAACGCAATGAAAAAAGTTATTGCGGAGTTTGGTTTGTCTCCGCGAGCAAAAGCAATGATTAAGACTGTACCAACTACAGACAATGACGATTTCACAGATAACTTTCTTTCTGACTGATGACAGATGATTTAAACAAATATTTCAAGTATGCTGAAGACGTAACAAGCGGCAGACAGATTGCTTGTCAGTACGTCAAAGACGTGTGCAGTCGCTATCTGAGTTGGATGCGCCGCACTGATATTTGTTTTTATCCACAACGTGCGTAGAGAGTCATTGATTTCGTTGAGAAACTTGAACACTTTCAAGGCAAATGGGCGGGAAAGAACTTTGTACTATCTGAGTGGCAAAAGTTTATTATCTACTACGTATATGGCTTTTATTATGCTGATGACGATAGTGAGCGAGTAATTAAGCACGTTATCTTAGACTGTGCAAGAAAGCAAGGAAAGTCAATGTTTGTTGCAGCACTCAGTCTGTACGCTCTTATTGGCGAAAAAGAGAGTGCAGCAGAGATTGATATTGTAGCGAACAGCAGACAGCAAGCGCACATCTTATTTGATATGTGTAAGAACGTATCAAAGCGGATGGATAAGCGCGGCAGACACTTACACAGCACATTGAACAGAGTCAAATTTGAAAAGACTGACTCATTTATTCAAGTGTTAGCAAGTGACGCTGCAAGTCTGGACGGTTACTCGGCCAGTATGTTTGTCGAAGATGAAATGCACGCTGCAAAAGACACTCAGTTATTTGACGTTCTTTCGTCTTCACAAGGAGCCAGAAAAAATCCGCTTTCTTGGATTGTAACGACAGCGGGCAAAAATCCGCTCAGTCCATACTATCAAATGCGTAAGTCAGCAATTGACGTGATTTAGGGACGTATAGACAATGACAGTTTAGTCGCTTTCATATATACGTTAGATGATTCTGACAAGTGGACTGATGAAACAGTCTGGCAGAAGTCCAACCCAAACTTAAATGTCACTGTCAGCATTGACTACATAAGAGACAGAATCATTCAAGCGAAAACGTCCTCATTGATTGAAAACGATGTGAAAGTTAAGACGCTTAACTGTTGGGTACAGTCAATTGAAACGTGGATTTCTGACAGCAATATTACTGCATCTATGCAGTCAGTTGACTTGCAGCAGTTCAAAGATGCAGAGTGCTTTGTTGGTGTTGACTTAGCAGCAGTCAGCGACTTGACTTGTTGGAGTGTTCTGTTTCCGCCAGATGCAGACCGCCAGATCTGGCCAGACAAATATATATTTAAGTCTTTTGCTTATCTGCCAGAAGAAACAATCGGCAAATCTGAAAACGGCTATCTTTACAGACGCTTTCTTGAACACAATGAGTTAATCAGCACTGACGGCAATGTCACAGACTATGACATTATACTCAAAGACTTGCTCTGTCTTAACGATGACAATTATATTTTGTCTGTTGCATACGATAGATGGAACGCCACACAGTTTGCAATCAATGCCACAAATGCGGGTTTGATTATGCAGCCGTTCAGTATGTCCATCGGTAATATGAACAGACCCGTCAAAGAACTTGAAAGACTAATACTGTCAGACAAAGTAATCATTGATATTTCAGAACTTGTAAGATGGTGCTTTGCTAACGTCCGCATTAAAACAGACAACCACGACAATGCAACTGTAGATAAAGCATAGAAAGCACAAAAGATTGATGCAGTTGTTTCTATGGTCGAAGCACTCGGCGCATATTTAAGCCGTGTGCAAGGCTTTGACGTATCACAATTGATTTCTGACGTTGTGGCTCAGTGATAAATACTCAAATATAGTACATATATGAGATATGGCATTTTTCGACATTTTTAAACGTAAAGACAAAGAGCAAAGAACACTGACAGACGATTACTGCCAGACCGCTCTGAGTGGCTTGAATCTCGTAAATTTTCACTCAAATAACTCAATGTCTCTGTCTGCAATCTACAGTGCTATTGAGTTAATCAGCAATACACTTGCAGAGATACCAATTGAAGTTAAGCAGCGAGACGAAAACAGCCAGACACACGTACTGAAACAGCACTCAATTAAGTTTGCTATCAATAACAGTCAACTTACACGCTTTATGCTGATAAAGTGTGCTGTCTCTGATATGCTCAGACACGGCAACGGCTTTGTCTATCTGAATAGAGCGAAAGACGGCATTGTCACCGAACTTGTTTACGTCCCCGCTACTGATGTGACTATCTACTACAATAAGAAGACACGAAAGACTTACTATCAGTGTTTGAACATCGGAAAAGTCGAGCCGAAAGACATTCTGCATTTCTATCTACGTAGTGAAGACGGCATCAACGGCATCAGTGTTTTCAAGTATGCAGCACGAAGCATTGAAACTGCAAACTATGTCGAAAACACCGCACTTGATTACTATGCAAAGTCTGGTATGACTACGGGTTTGCTGAAAGCGAAAACGGCACTGATTGGAAAACAAGCGTAGGACGCTATGAAGTTAGTGCAAGGTGAAGTCAATACGACTAAATCAAGCAATCTGATAAAGTTTATACCGTATGACTTAGACTATATACAGTTAAGCACTAACCCGATTGACAGTCAGTTAAATGAAAGTCGTAAATTCAGCATCGAAGAAGTTGCACGCTTTCTGTGTGTACCTCTGCCACTCTTGGACGGCTCACAAATCAATAATATTGAGTCTGTAAATATACAGTTCTTATTGCAGTGTATTCAGCCTATTTTGACGCTCATTGAAGAGGAAATCAATAGAAAGATGCTGTCAGCAGCAGAGCGAGAGACTATCTTTATTGACTTTGATGAAAATGAGTTGTTACGTACTAACAAGCAGTCAACAGCATCTTACTTGCAGACACTCACAAATGCGGGTATTATCACACGCAACGAAGCCAGAGAAATGCTCGGTTTGAATGTCAAAGACGGTGCAGATAATCTTTCAGTCTCGTACAGTGACGTAAATCAAAATACGATAAAAAACACCTCTGATAAATAATCTATGAAAATTGACACACAAAAAGAAATCAGAAAAGCCGAGATACAGTCCGCAAGTGGTCGGACTGTCAGCGGTTATGCAGTACGCTTTGAGTCTGAGTCTGTCAATATGGGTTTCGTTGAAATCATTCATCGTGGCGCAATCACAGAAGACACTATCAAAGCGTCTGACGTTTTCGCTCTGTTGAATCACAACGAAAACACAGTCTTGGCACGTTGTAAGCGCGGTGTTGGCTCACTGACTCTGACTGTTGACAATGACGGCGTTTATTATGAGTTTGAAGCACCCGCCACCGCTAACGGTGACGAACTCTTAGAACACATCAAGCGCGGTGAAATCTCACAGTCTTCATTTGCTTTTTCTGTTGCTGATGAAGACGGCGCGGAAAAGTGGACTAAACGCGAAGACGGTATCATTGTACGTGAGATAAATAAGATTGCACGTCTGTATGACATCAGCCCAGTCTATCAGCCAGCTTATGAAACTACAACGTGCAGTAAAAGAGCACTCGAAAAAGTAACAGAATTAAAAGATATGGAAGATAGCAAGGAACTCCACAACGATGCAGATTTGCAAGAAATTGAATTGCTAAAAGCAATCATTGACGAGCAGGAACAAAAGATTAAGGAACTGCAAGAGGCTCAGACACAGACAGAGCCAGAGTCAGACGAAAACCGTGCTGATGACGATGACGAGAAGAAAGACGAAATTGAGTCGTCTGACACTCAGATAAATACTACAAATGCAGAGTCAGAACAGACAGAGCCGACAGACGAGAGCACTGACGAAACTGACACTGATGAAGACGAAGAAAAAGATAAAATTAACAATAGAAATATTTCTACCATGGAAAAGTTTAGTCTTACTAAAGAAATCCGTTCGGCAATTGAGAACGGTACAAACAAAATTGATATGCGTGCCTATACTGTCACAGACGAGGGTACTGACGTAGTAGGTACTGACGTTTTTGACATCTTTGCCCCATTGCGTGCAAAGAACGTTCTGACTGATGCAGGTGTACGTGTCATCAGTGGCATTAAAAACAATGTGCAGATTCCCGTCTTTGGCGCAACAGAAGCAAAGTTTGCAAACGAGACAGCAGACGCAAGCAATGGCTCGGCTGCAATTACATCAGTGAAGTTGAGCCCGAAGCGTATCACAGCAAAGATTCCCGTATCTCTGGAACTGATTGCACAGGATTCAGTCGGTATTGAGAATATGATTCGTGAAGACTTGCAGAACGCAGTCTATGCAGCAGTTGAAGACAAAGTCTTTGGACGTCAGGCAGAATCTACAGACGTTTACGCTGGAATGTGTAAGTGGCCCGTAAATGCAAGTATTCTTGATTGCTCAACTTATGGCGGCATTACAGCAGCAGAAGCAGCAGTCGAGGGCATCGGTGTAGATACGATTGATTGCAAGTGGGTCGTTTCTCCCTCTGCAAAAGCAAAACTCCGTGCAATGCCTAAGTCTTCTAAGTCAACTCAGTTGACGATGGAGGGTGGCGAAATTGACGGTACACCCGTATTGAGCACTGGTCATCTGAATGACGTATCTATTAACGGCATCTATGGCAATTG